GCCGGCAAGGCAATAACCACGCCCGCTTCGGGACGGTAAACTGATAAGCCGTATAGAGTGTCAGCAGTGTATAGAGTTGCTAAGAACTCTTGCTTATACTGAGTTTGTGAACGTACAGCCATTTGCTCTGCAAGTACAAACGCATCTTTGTGCATTAAGATACCTGCTTTAACGCCTGTTTCCATTACTGGAGCGTTAGAAGATACGTATACATCAATACCATATAAAGTACCGATTTGACCATTCTGAACACCACGACCATCTACGAAGTCTGATGAGTTATAACGGTCAATACCACGAATCTCATTAACAGCAGACGGTGGGATTACTAAACAACGGCTGTCCATAGGAACGTCATTGTCATCTAACACTTGGATAAGGTCACGGAAACCTTTGTCATTGAAAGCACCAATATCAGCAGTACCGTCAGCGTCATATGCTTCAGCCGCACCAGTAGAAGAGTTAAACTGGAAAGAAGCAGAGTGAACCCAAGAAGAACCAGTACCGTTACCTAAAGATTTACCAAGTTCAAACAAGTCATTGTCAACTTTTAAACCTAACGCATAACCTGCATCTTCTGTGTAGAAGCGACGAAGTGAATCGAATGCTTGTACTTCAGTGATGTCTTCGATAAGACGTGAGTATTCAAAGTGCTTGTCAACAGTGATGACTAATTCGTCATTAGAAGTCTGTTGGATAGTTACTGTGTCAGCCGCAGTTTTAGCATTAGCTACGCCACGAGTAGGTTTAGGGATGTGCATTGTGTCACCCTTCTTACCAGTCATAGGCATTTTTTGCACTAAGTTAGCAAGAACAAGTGATTTTTTATATGCCGCTAATACTTCATCAGACCATAATTCTGGGATAAAAGTAGAAGCGTTCGCTTTAGTTACAGTGTTACCTGTAGATGGAGTTAAGTTAGCCATTTAAGTTTCCTTAATAATATTAAAAGTTATTTGACCCTGCCTTCCGAATACGCTTGTCGTATCTCAGAGGCCAACGCTTGATAACGCTGTGGGTCTTTAGTCATTAGTTCTACAATGTCTGCACGTCTGTAGACTTTCTTTCTGTTAGGTTCGTTAGAGCCTTTTACGTTTCCTGTCGAGCCGTTTTTAACTGACTGCTTACGAGCCTGGGTTTCAGTTTTGTAGGTGTCATTCACAATAGACTGACGTTCCTTCCAAAGACTGAATAACTCATCAGCACTGTCGAAGTCATAAGCATCTGCTCGACGTAAGAGTTCTGTACGTACCTTAGACTTACCTACCCATTCAATAAAACCCTGGTCAGCTACAATCTGTGTGTAATCCGGATGACTTGCCTTTAGTTTTGCAACGGTCTGTTGTTGCGCTAGTTCAGCGGCCATCTGTTGACTTTGTTTTACTGAGGGGTGATTCTCTAGCATCTTCGAGATAGCCTCTTTAGGGTTCTCAAAGAAATCTAAATCCTCAATGTCTTCAGTTTGTGCAGGGGCTTGTTGTTGTTGTGCAACAGTTTGTGTCTGGATAAAGTCATCAACGACCTTACGTAATTCACCTACTTCAGAAGACTGCTTGCCTAAAAGCTTCTCAGCGTTTTGGTGCATTGCGATAATATCCTTGACGTCTTTACCTCGGTATTTGTCAGGAATGTCATCTTCTTCTTCTTGTGTTTCTACTGCTTCAGGTTCAGCCTGAGTTTCCTCAGCCTCTACGTAATCATTGTAACCATTCTTCTGAGGTTGCTCCTCGGGAGTCTCATCAAAGGTTGCAAAAGTTTCTTCGTTGTAGTCTTCAGGACGACTGTCTTGATTTGCCATATTGTATCTCCGTACTTTAATAAGTATTGTGGAAGTTAAATGTCTAAGTCTCTAGCCCACGAGATTAATTAGACGATGTTAAGCTATCGTGACCTTGAGTAATAAAGTCCTCAAAGTTTAATAGCATTCGTATGATGGAAAGTTCGCCTTGTATTTTGTAAAGGTCTTTCTCATCTTTTAAATGACTTATATCGTAAGCCCCTTCGCGGACCTCTAGCTCTTCTATGAACTGAGCCCATCCAGGACTTCCAAATAAGTCAAAGAAATTATTATAGTATTTTTCTTCTTCCTGTGTCACGTTATCCCCCTAGGCGTAACAAGTGAATTACTTATGTCCCTATTATAACATATTTTGACGTCCTTGTCAAGTGTTTTCTTATGTTATTCGCCCTGTAAGCCTTCAGGAGGCATTTGAGGCATCTGAGGCTCCTGTGGTACCTCTTGAGTCATTCGTGGCATCTCAGGAGCTTCTGGAGCTTTTTGCTTAATGTCAGCATCTTGACGTTGTTTCTTAAGTGTCAATTCAGCTAACTTCATGCGTTTCTCAAACTCTTTATCGTCAGCGTCCCCTTTCTCAAGGTTTGTACTGACAGCCTTGATACGTTGTGTCTCAGCATTATACTGTTCAACCTGCCAGATCGGAGTA